TCAACTTATACTATTTCAGGAACAGATTATAATGTGCCTTCATGGGGAACTAGAGTAGCAGGTGATTTAACTTCTGCACCTAACCCAAGTTTTATAGGTGGTAAACTAAATGACATATTTTTTCATAGAAACAGATTAGGTTTTGTTGCTGATGAAAATGTTATTATGTCAAGAGCAGGTGAGTTCTATGAGTTCTTTCCTGAAACAGTCACTACAGTTTTAGATACAGACCCTTTAGATGTTGCTTCAACACATTCTAAAGTATCTATATTAAGACATGTAGTATCTTTTGCTGAAGAATTATTATTATTTAGTGACCAAACTCAATTTATGATGACTGGTGGTACTACACTTACTGCAAAAAATGTAGCAATAAATGTAGCAACAGAATTTGAGATGGACAAAGATGTTAAACCTATAGGAAGTGGTAATAATGTATTCTTTGCTTTTCCAAAAGGTAATTTTACAGGATTTAGAGAATTTTTCGTTGAAGATACAACAGATGTAAAAAAAGCAGACGATATTACTGCTAATGTACCTAAATATATTCCTAAAAATATTTTTAAAATGTCAGTTGCTACAAATGAAAATATAGTTGTAGCTTTATCTTCTGATGAACAAAATGCTTTATACATTCATCAATTCTTTTCTAGTAATCAAAAGAAATTACAAAGTGCATGGCACAAATGGATATTTGGTGCTTCTGCTACTGAAACTATATTAGGAATGGATTTTATTGAAAATCTTTTATATTTAGTAATAGAAAGAAGTGATGGTGTTTATTTAGAAACATTAGATATTTCACCTGCTGTTGTAGATACTAGTGCATCTTATTTAACTCACTTAGACAGAAAAATTACAAATAGCACAGCAGGAGTTAGTGAAAGTTATAATGCAGGTACTAACCAAACTACGATTACAATTCCTTATTCTAAAACCAATACCCTGAGTGTAGTGGGTGCAAGTACAGGTTCAAATACAGCAGGACAAGAAATTGCAATAGTTTCACAATCAGGAACTTCTATAGTAATTTCAGGAGATATAACTTCTTATGATTATTTTATAGGAGAAGATTATACTTTTAAATTTACTTTCTCTCAACAATTTATGCAAATTGCAGATACGACAGGAAGTAGAATATCAACTAAAGAAGGAAGACTTCAAATTAGAAATTGGAGTGTAAGTTATAATGACACTGCTTTCTTCAAAACTACTGTGACACCAGTAGGAAGAAGTGCTTCTAATACAACATTCACAGGAACAGTTGTAGGAAGTGGACTAGCAGGTACAGTTAATTTAGAAGATGGCGATTATACATTCGCTGTCCAATCAGAAAATGACAAACTTACAGTGACAATAGAAAATGATAGTCATTTGCCTTCTAACTTTATAAACGCAAGTTGGGAAGGTTATTATGTCACTGCATCTCAAAGGGTATAGTCATTTTAGATTAACAACATTAGCTGATATTAAATATCTAGCACCAAAATTAAGAAAAGCAGACAAACAAGAAATTATATCTACTAATGGTTTATTACCTTATTACGAATTATTAAGAGGATATAAACAATCAAAGATTATTTTTACTATAGTCAATCCACAAAATAAACCAGTAGGAATATTTGGTGTTGATGATTTAGGTAATTCTGTCGGTGGTATTTGGCTAGTTGCAACTGATGAGTTGGCTACTATTCAAATAGCTTTTTTAAGACAATGTAGAGAAGTAGTTAATTTTTTAAATACAAAATATAAAATTTTATGGAACTATGTTGATTGCAGAAACGAAGTTCACATTAAATGGCTTAAATGGTGTGGATTTACTTTTATTAACAAAACAAACTATGGGGTTTTAAACAAACCATTTTATGAATTTATAAAAATATGTGTACACCAACAGCAGGACTAATAGCAGTTCAGGTTGCCAGTGCAGGTCTTCAGTACAAAATGCAGAAGGCACAAGCAAAGGCACAGTATGAACAGCAAAAAAGACAAAATGAAATTGCAAGAAAAAATGCTATTCAAAGATATGCTTCTGAACAATTAAAAATTAGACAAACTCAAAAGCAATCACTAGCTAAAGGTTATGAAGCAGAAATAAAAGGTAGAAAAGCTAGAGCAACATTTATAGCTAGTGCAGGAGAAGGTGGAGTAGCAATGTCTGGTTCAACTCAGGCATTAATGAGAGATTACTACAGAGTTCAAGGAAACTACAATTCTTCATTACAGACAAACATGGGTATTAATATTTCTCAATATGAAAGAAATATGGAAGCAATTCAATTTGGTCAAGAAAGTCAATCAACTTACTTAACACCACCAAATTCAAATTTATTGTTTGCATCAGCAGTCTTAGGTGTAGCAAATAGTTATTACGACTTACAAACAAGAAAAGAAGCAGAAGGTATTAAATAATGGCTAAAAGAAGAAACACACCAGAATTAAATTTAACACCTGAATTACCAGAAGTAAGGTCATCAGATTTTAATTTATTTTATAAACCAGAAGTAGAACCTTTACCTGCTGGACTAGAAACATTTGCAAAAAGTTTAGATGCTTATGTTCTTAATGAAAAGAAAAAGAAAAAAGAAGGTGAAGCAGAAGCAGAAAAAGATTTTAAAAGTGGTAAAGAGAGTAGTGAAAGTGATAGTGAAATTAAAGCAAATAAAACTAGTTTCTTTAATTTATCTAACAAAGGTAAATTACCAAAAGAAGCTAATCCATATTATTTAGAAAAATATCAAGAATTAGGTTTAAATCAAAAAGCAGAATTATTTAAACAAAAGATTGCTATAAGATATGCAGAAAAAAAAGTAAGTGAAAATCCAAGTCCTACAGCTTTTCAAGATTTTTATAAAGATGAATTAAAATTATTTATAGCTGAAAATCAATTAGGTTCACATGATGCAATAATGTTAGAGAAAGGTTTCTTTAGCAAGACTTCTGCAATGAAAAATCAATTATTTCAAACTCATGTCACATCACAAATGTCAAGAATTGGTGAAGAATTTGATACTAATTTTATAAATACCTTTCAAGGTTTGTTAGACAAAAATTTGACTATGGAAGATAATGGTAAAAACATTACAAAATTTTTTAAAAGTTATGATGGTATTTTAAGTAATGGAACTAAACAAAAATTATTCTTTCAATCATTAACTGATTATGTTGATAAAACTGGTGATTATGAATATGCAAAACAAGTTTTAGCTAAATTACCAAAACATGTAAAATTAGGAACAGATGCTATAGGCAATGTAAAAGGTCTTGCTGATGATTTTCAAGTATTAAAAGATAAGATTGAAGATAGAGAAGACCAAGAATTAGCAGATAATAATACAAGAATTGAAGCTAATAGAAAAAAAGAATATTTAGAAGCAGTTGATGTTGCTGATACTTATTTAACATTTAGTGAAGCAAAGCAAAGTGATGAATATAAAAATGCTTCTAATTATAAAAAGAATGAAATTGAAAAAGTTTATAAAAATAAAACTATAGGTTTTAATAGTCAAACTAGTCCTGAAATTAAAAATGGTATTATAGAAAAATTAGGAGAAAACGATATTGAAGGTGCAATGAAGTACCTTAATGACAATAGAGCAAGTGTTTCAGCAAATTATTATAATGAAACAAAAGAATTAATTAAAAAACATGAAATAAGTGGTGATGATGGTTTGTTATCTACACCAAGTTATACTTATTTTGAAAATGAAATTATAGATATTCAAAAAGATTACGACAGAGCATTTAAACAAACTGGTATTAAAATGGATTACAACCCATTTATGAAACCACAGTTTAAAGAAGATGCTATTGAATGGTTAGCAGACAATCCTATTACTGAAACTTATTCTGCATCTCAAAGAAAAACAGATTTTAGAAATTTTTTAAGAGGTGAGATTGAGGAGTTAAAGAAACAAACAAGTGAGAAAATTAATAAAGTTGTAAATAATTTTAGTAGCAACACTATAGATGCAAGTAAAGAAGA